GCTCTCCGAGCATCCCAAATCTGAAAGTCTGCCTAACCTTGTACTTACCGTTCTCGCGAACGATAAGTGTGGAGTTAAGCGTACCGTAAGATTCGGAAACACTTGTTTTTGTTTTTTCGACTTCGAGCCCTAATGATCCAACCATTCCCAACCAAAGCTGAGAGAACTCAGGCTTGGAGCGGAATAGGATGTCATCGCCATTGATCAGACATGGTAAACCCCTGCCTCCGCAACGCAGAAACGCTAGACGGTTCTGAATGCAGAGAAGGGGGAAGCTCAGGAAGCTTCCCATCATCTGACCAACGGTGGGCGAGAAGTCAATCCCTACCTCGAGATTGTACAAGTTGGGCCTAAGGATTTTCAACGCGTTCTTCTTAACAGACTCCGGCACAGAGACCGAAGTTGAAAGAAGAGTACGAAGAATAACCTCAGCAACCTCTATAGAGAGGTTGTCGGTTGCAGACTTGTAGTCTCCGGAGGTAAGGACCTCACCATCCACGTGCTTAAACCCAGCGTTTCTAATCTTATTGCTGGTAACATCCCCGCGACACAACCATTTCTCTAACGACAATCGGTCATAAATAGCCTTGTGAAGAGGCCGTAGACTGAGAGCGTCGGCGGAGAATTTTGTGAGAGCACGGGGCTTACCAGCAGATTGGACGACGATCATCTTAGCTCTGACATCAAGATCATAATCCTGACCTCCGAGACAAACGTCAAGGAAGGAAGGCTGATCGATGCCAGAACCAAGTGAACCGCCGTCGCTGCGAGAGCACTCAGTGGTAGAGGACAAAGGGGGAGAGGTGGTGAGAACGTGGTGCTCGTAGGTTGAGCGGTCCCAGCCGCGGGGAAAGAGACGACGAGTCTCATTCTCCACAAACCGAAGATAACCACGGGGGAGAGGCGAGAAGGTGATGACAGCTTGGACTGCAGGGACTCTAATAAATTAGACTCCATGCAGCGACAAGAAGCCGGTAAAAGCTTCTTGATGCTTTGCCATGCCATCACCTGATCAAGTTCCGAGGAAGGACATTCTGATATGACCGCCTTGATCCTATTAGCGTAGGAGGTACAAGTACCCCCTACCGCTAAGTTAGGCTCCGGACAATCAGTCTCGAAAATGCGCTTCCACGACTCGATAGCAGAACGAACAGTACGCTCAGTTCTAGCTTGGTAGTCGCGGCATTGTCGCGCAGCGGGCAATCTTTTTGAAGCCATGTAAGTCTCTGTGAAGAGTTATGACTAGAAATAATTGCTCAAGAC